TTATGCTTCCTCTAATGTCAGATATTTCTTGCCTCTAGGTTGGACTACCTTTGCGTTATCCAGTGTTTCATTTGGGTGAAGTTCAAAGAACTTTTCAAATTGTTCGATGAGTATTTCACTTGATGTCCTGTATTCCTTTCCGTCCTGTTGAAAGATTCTCATTCCTTTTGTTTCTTGTCCATTGAGTATGAAATTATTTCTTTCTACTCTTGTGACATTGTGTAGGATAGTTCCCGGGTCTAGGTTTGGCGGTAGATTCGTTTCCTTTTTGAACTGCATTGTAAATTACCCTACAGCATGCCAGTATTTAGATGTATGTATGTAAGTTCTTTATATACATGAAGGTTTAAATTATAGACACATACCAGATAATTTAGAGTATGACTATACTAGATAACGATACACCTGAGTATGACAAAATACCACTAGTCTTTCTTAATCTCATATTACAGACTGCATTCATAAAAGATTCAAAGATACTTTCCACGATGTTTATAGCCAAAGCAGGACTAGGTAAGACTATAAAACTTGATAAATTGCGAAAACTGTCATTCGTAAAATACAGTGTAGATATGACAGGCAAACAATTGTTAGATTTTCTACATAAGGTAGAGCATGGTGAAAAAAAGTTCTTGGTAATACCAGATTATATATCAATTCTTGGGCATAGTGATAGAACTAAGAATATGTTTAGAGGCTATTTAAGGGCAATGATGGACGAAGGAATATCAGACATTGACGTTTACGGCATGACAACGACTTTTAACGGTAATCCTAGAGCAGGCATGATAAGTGCAATTACACCAGAATATTATGAAGATAACAGGCATATATGGCGCTCGGATGGATTTTTACAAAGATTTTTGCCTTTTAGTTATAGTCATTCGCCTGATACTACAACTAAGGTTATGGATAATATCAGGGATAGAGTGAATACAATAAACATGTTCAGGTTAGGGATAAAGAGAAAAGTTAATCCTATGCCTGTGCGTTCTAATGACATAGACAATCAGATTAGACTAATTGCGTATGAAATAAAAGATAAAGATGCACCTCCATATCGTGCTTACCATCAGATAATATCATTATGTAATGCAAGCGCAGTATTAAGGAGCAGTAAGGTAGTTGAGCAGGAAGATGTCGATTTAGTGAGAATGTTATCTGCATATATCAATAGGAGTCAAACAGCGATATAATAGGAAATGATAGAAATGCCTTATGAAATATTCTTGGAATGTGGACATAATGAAATTGTAATGACTGCATCTTGGTTTTTAAGAAGGCGTGGTAATGAATGGAATAAAATCAACAGGACAAAGTTCTGCAAGGAATGTAATGATTATTGCAGGATAATCAAAGTTGTGAAAAGGTTATGGTTTGAAAGAAGGGGTTTGAGTGCATCATATAGACAGGATTAATTTATCTGTAAAGAATTATTCTCTAGTTAAGGATTTTAACATGCCTGATTATAGCCCGCATGAATATCCATGTTCAAGATGTGGAACTATGTTGAGATTGAAACAAGCACGTGTGCTTTATTGTAGATATTGCAAAATTGGAATATTGCATCCTAGATACAATTTCGAGAAAGACGTAATAATATAAAAATGTAGTAGCCTAGAACTATTACATACACATGTCGAGGGGTATGCTTGAGCGCAGGATTTCCTATGCTTATCTAGGATGGAAATAGTAAGACATAGATAAATATAAATACTTGTCTGTCATTTCAATTAATGACATTTTATGCCTGATATAGAGAATGAAAAGGCAGAGTATTTTACAGGGAATAAATCAAAACAACTTTTGGTTCATATCATGCAGGATAACGTAGAGGTCACTAAACCGATTAAATCAGAGATATGGAGGCAACAGGTAGAATGGAAGCAAAGGATATTTCCAATATCACATGAAGATTTTATCATTGATTCTAAAGGATTGCATCACCTGTATGTAAATGCAAATAATGTTTCGAGTCTGAGGTTTGGTAAATCTCCCGATAAATGTTCTAAATGTTCTGGCAAGATGTCTATAGATGCTCGTAACGCTAGAGATTTACTAAAGAGAAATACTATTACTGCAATATGGGGCATAGATTCTACTCATATTATATTGCTAATGATTTTAGGTATAGCATTGCTTGGCGTAGTAGGGTTTTCATTCTATGAATATACCGAGCAACAGAAATTACAGACTAAAATAAATTCTGCATTAGCAACAGGTGACGTTTCGGTTTTGGTAGATAAAAAGCCTACAACTACTACTCCGGGAGTGAAACCTAAATGAGAAAATGTATAGAATGTAATGAGATATTAACTAGGGATAATACTACTCAATGGGGATTTAGAATATCAGTGGGATTATTCTACATTCGTTTTAATAGATTATGTGATAGACATACACCTAGATTAATTAGGATTAATTCAACTACTGGAGTGAAACCTAAATGATAATTGACGATTGGTTTGCACTTGTTGTTATTGGATATACTTTAGGCAGTATATTCATGGTAATGCATTTATCTCTTAAATTAAAGAAATTGGAAAAACAGGAGATTGAAAAGTGAGTCAGCAACAGGCAACTACTCCACCTATGGATAGTAATGCAGTAAAATCTTTTATGCAATTAGTGTCTGCTCAAGAAGAAAAGACAAGAATATCTGTAATGCTGGAATTACTCAGGGCATCTAATCTAGAGTTTATTACCGAATATCCTAATTTTACTTATACGAAGGCTATGACCAAATATGAAACATGGAGAACTAGTGTAATGCAGACATTCAATCTGAATGAAGATGATACAGATACAATATGCGTGCAGGCTATGGAGACTGCATTTATGAAAAAGAATGTATCACATAAAAGAAGGCGTAGCCATGAATTGGTAAATGCATTGAGAGGTGAGGATGTTAGTAACAATGTATTAGACCATGAACATAAAGGGCTTAGAAGGTTCTTGGGATTAAGATAATGTGGGATAAATACCGCTGTAACAAATGCGATTACATGTTCAAGCCTTATTTTTGCAGGCATTGTGATTCAAAGATATACAATGAATGTAATCAATGCCATTCTGAATACTGGTTCAATATCTGGTTAGCGCAAAAGTTCGGATATGTCACAGCAAAGGAAGTAATAAAAGATGTTAGACACATTTAGGAATTTAGACCAATTTAGAGATTATTTCGACGAATTACAGAGCATAATATTAAAAGTAATTAGATTTGTTACTAATGCCAATATTGGCGGTAAGGTATGGAGTAAATTATAATGCACAAAGCACTAGCAAGACAAATAATCAGAGATGCACGAAAATTAAGAAAAGAAGTTGACGACAGAGATAGAAAGATAAAAAGACTGGAAAAAAGGAAAAGATAAGTCTTGGTATGTTTTGGAATTATAGGAAAACCTAGAACTGGCAAGACTCTGTTTCTTACTGCTATAGGTGCTAATGATTTTGAATCTGGTAGAAAACTGTATAGCAATTATGACCTCTATTCTCCATTAACCTATACTCATTACGACATTGACGATTTACTTTCTATTTCAACTATGGAAATGGAAATTAGTCCAAAAACTGTATTGATTCAAGAAGCAAGTAAATGGTTCGATGCAAGGCGTTCAAGTAGAAATGAAAACGTATTGTTATCTTCTTTCACTGGTCAATCAGGCAAAAGAGATATTGATATTTACTACGACGACCAGTTTATAACTAGAATAGACAGAGGTTTGAGGGATATCACTGATTTTTCATTTGTAAGTAATTGTGTTTATGACAGCAAGAAAAATCCATTGATGTTTGAATATGAGATGTATGGAGGGTATTTCGCTTATCCTATGAACAGAACATTACGGTTTCCAGTATCAATAATGTCAAAATTCTTTAATCTTTATGATACCAGACAACCTACACAACCACTACAGAAAATAAAGGTAAAAGAATAGCAATATATTTATATAGTAGTTTGTATGTCATATTTGTGACATTCCAATAGGAGGATAGTAAAATAAAATGATAGAGAAAATTAAGGATATTGTAATTGCAGTAGTCCTAGTCGCTATTCTATTCCCTGTTGCTGGCGCACTTATCTTCAATGCAAATACCACAGGATGGGATAGCACTTCAGTGACCATATTCGGATATGTGTTCATACTCGCACTGGTTGCTGTGTTGATACTGCTACTTTCACAATACAAACACGGTAGGTAGAAAATAAATAATCAAAAATACTTGATTACCCCTAGAGGTTTTTTAATCCCTCTAGTTCGTTACGTCAAACACCGTGATGCAATGGAAAACAAAAATATAATACTAATTGCACTTGCTGTTTTCAGCATTGTTATATTACTTTCTAATTACATGGTTGTTAATCCTGCTTATGCAGTATCTTTATTTGAGTTAGATATGGGTTCTGCTGATGGTTCTACTAAATCTTTTTGGATACCAAGTATATCACGTTATGCAGTAGGTAATCCAGCAAGTAACGCTAATTATTATATAATTGACCCAGTAGCGCATACCAAGACACTTGTTACAAAACCTGTAATTGCTGGTAGAAGTTCAGTAGGTGGTCTAGCATGCACTGAAACACTATGTTATGATGTTTATTTCGGTGGCGACCCTAATTATCTAGTAACATTCAGTGCTTTAACTGGTGCACTTATTACAAAATATTCCGTTTCTACTTCTGCTGATGGCTCTAATCCCACTATAATTATAGGAGGCGTGACAGGTGGATTAGCGACATATAGAGATGGATGGTCTACTTTTGGTTGTGCTGTTGGTAAGGTATTGGTTAGAATAGATGGAACAGTATTAGGTTCATGTTCAGGAACAAAACCAGATATTACTTCTGATTTAAGAGCAGTAGGTGATTTAGTAGGAATTACAAAAGCGAATCCTTCTGGCTCTTTTCAATTATGGAGGATTACTACTGCAAGTCTAGTATGCACTGTTAGTTCAATTGATGCAAAAGGATTAGAAAATTACAATTCAAACTGGTATGTAGTTGTAGGAACAACCACTATAAACAAGTATAGTGATTCATGCAGTGCTGGAACTGGCATTACTGGAACTGGATTATCAAATCAGTTTATAGACATTAGAACGGCAAGTAATGAAGGAGTGATGCTTATCCGTGATACTGCTAATCTAGTAGGAATGAGTCTAAATTCTACAAATATTTCTAGTAGATTATTTACTATCCCTATGAATCATACAGAAGAATTATCACCTATTAATACAGGTGCATATGCAACAGCACAGCATCAGTTTGGTTTTGATAGTAATCCTACTTCAGGTAATGATAAATTCGTATTCGTTCAATTAGGAACTGCTGAAAGTGGTTCAGGTGGTGGTGAGCCAGTGGTTAATGATTGTTCTGACCCTGCTATAGTATGTTCCGCATTTTGTGAAACTTCAGGTAATCAATTCCTGTTAAGATGTCGTGCAGAAGCAAATGGCGGTTCTTTATCATTTGGGAATAATACAACATTTAATCCAATAGGTGGAACTAATGACCAACTGGTGAGCGCACTAGGATTATCCAATTCAGACATTAAAACTAATGGAGTAGGGTATCTATTGCTTGCAGTAGCGTTACTATTGTTCAATTCATTATGGATATTCACTGTATTTGTAATGAAGGGTAGAGGTGTAGTAGTAGATAATCCAATATACATTAGTGCATTAATTTCAGTGGCTATAATATCTGCATTCGTATTAATGCAATTCACAGACCCATTGATATTGATAGTAGCAGTAGTAGCATTAGTAGCATTAGCAAGCCCCAAGATAGTATCATTAGTTTCTGGAATTAGAGGAGGAGGTAGTAGTGAATGAACATTACTACATGGTTCGCATTTTCTATAGTGACTCTAATGCTCTTTGCCATAATATCAAATAGTTCACCAACTGGATTATTTAATATAAACGTGCAATTCCTTAAATTAAGTTGTCCTACACCGTTAGATAATGGAGTAGATAATATGCTAAATGGAACTGCGGGTTTAGATATAACATATAATGTAGATATTGATGGAAATGCTACTTCTAACGAACAGGAAATAGTAGGAACTTTTTATAAATGCGATGCAGATTTTTCTTCCAACCCTCCTACTACTTCTATACAGACAACTATAAAGCAATACAAAGCAGTATGTTTTAGCGTTATTCCGTGTGGTTGGTTCGGGTATATAGGGGATTATATTTCAATATTAGCAGAAAAAATAACAGCATTTTTTACACTAGTATCATACATATTGACACCAATTAACTTTAACATTCTGGGATTTACCATAGCAGATATAGGAGGTGTAGGACTAATGCTTGTAATAGGATTATACATATTCTGTTATATTGGAATAGGAGTATTTATCTATAAAACTGCATTACCAACAGGAGGGGTATCATAATGGAAAATAGAAAGCCAGTCGCAGAAATAGCAATAGCATTATTGATAATAGGTGCATTAGTTCCAGTAGCAGGCTCTTTAATTGGAAATTCCGTTCAACCCACTTGTTATCCTATTCCTTCTTTCTTAATTCCATTTGAAAAGGCTTATGCATGGTCTTATTACTTCAATACAACCAATCATAGATGGTATAATGCCAGTTCAACTAATGTTAATGAAGTATATTATAATTTCACTAGCCAAGATAGAGCAGTATTAATTGGTGCAGATGTAGATAGAAAATTCGTTGGTCAATATGTTAACGGTAGTTCTGCATTAGTTGGAAAAACGATAAATCACTTTTCACTATTCTTAGACACTGATGGGACTCCAACTGGAAACGCAAGAGTAGGTATATTTACTGGAATTAATACTACAGAAGGGGAACACGGAACTTTAACAGAAGTTGAGGCTGTAGATTTTGATACTAGTGTTTTACATCAGTTTGACCCAGTTCAGGAATATACTTTTGATATACCTAGCCATATATTACAGGCTAATGAAGCAGTAGGAATATATTTTGTAATTCATAGCGATTTAAGAGTATATTACCAGTTAGAAGCAGTTAATCATGATTTAGGTGTAGCCTATGTTCAATTTGGAAATGAGGCATGGAATAGTCTTGTATTCGATAAGAGTGATGGGCCTTATGACTATATAGATTCAATAATTGGATTTAACGGAACACAAACAACATATACATTAATTCCATTAGACGGTAGTCCGTATAGTCAGACTCAAGAAGGTAGATTTTCTTGCAGTCAGGGATATACAATATTATGGTACATATTCATAATTGCCATGATAGTGATAATACTAGTATTCTTGATAAAGGTAAAAAGGGATAGAAAGTAAATGGATATTCCAATAGAATTATTTGGTTTCTTTATAGGTGTATCTATGGTTCTAGTTGGTATAGGATTAACAAAAAGACAGGGAGTAGCAATGTTTGCAGGTGGATTATTTATAATATTCATTGCAGTATTGACAGACAATATCATTATGGGTAAAATACCAGAAAGTTCCACTGTATCGGGTTCTGTTACCACATATGTGATGGTAGATAATCCATTTGCATTTACAGAATGGCACAAAATTCTAATGGCTTTAATAGGAGTAGTTATAATGGTAATAGGAGCATTTACAAGAGCAGAGAATTGATATGGAATATACAATACAAACTCACAGAGAACTGAATTTGATTATTTCTATTGGTTGCATATTCACAATGTCTATAATTGGATTTTCAGTAATGGATTTAATCAAAGATTCAAAATGGATTGAATTATCCGTAGCAATTTCACTGATAGTATTGTTCTATTTGATATTCAGAAAGACTTTTAATATATCCACGACTAAAGAGATTTGTGATAAACAAATCTTCGACTGTAAGGAGAAGGTTTCATTAAATGAATAATGAATTGATATCTATTCTTAAATTATTAAAGATACGTAAAATAGCAATATTAAATAATCTTGATGTATCTGTAATTGATAAGAAATTGGAGAAATATGTAAAATGAATAACGAATTAAAAATCTCTGGAATAGTATTAAGTGGAATAGCAGCGGCATTGATATTAATTCCCATATTTGCTTCAGATACTACAATATTTCTTACCACAGAAAATGGAGGAACACCACAATCATGTGCTCCAGAGAATGGATTGGTATTAGCACAAAACCTTACAGATTTATGTGATGTAACAATAATTTCTCCAGTAAGTAATCAGATAATACAATATAATGGTTCTCAATGGGTTAATGTAAATCAAGCAAGTTTTACAAATGAAACAACGACTTGTAATAATATAGGTTCTGGAGTAATACTTTGTGCTGGAGATAATGTAGACATTAAAACAGTAACTGCATTATCTGGAATACAAATTACAAATGATTCTAATACTGTTTACTTTGCAAATACTGGAGTAACTGGATTAGTTGCATCTATAGGAATATCAATTAACGCTTCAACTGGAGTAGTGACAATAACTAATACATTACCAGAATCTACAGTATGCACCAATCAAGGAATAGGAATACAAGTATTCAAGGATGGTAATTGCAATTTTAGAACATTGTTAGGTTCTCCTGATATTTCAATAACTCAAGGAACAAATGAAATAACTATAGATTATAACGGAACTTTATCCAGTGAATCAACTGTATGCACTAATGACGGACATGGAACAGGAATAGTATGTAATGGTGGAAATGTTCACCTTAAAGGTATTGCTTCTGGTTCAGGAATAACTATTACTCAGAATGGAACTGATATAATAGTTACATCTAATGCTATTAATGAATCAACTGTATGCAGTGGTCAATCAGGCAATTATAATATAGTTGCATCTAGCAGTAGTGGAAATTGCACATTCAAGAATCTAGTTGCTGGAACTGGAATAAGTCTTAGTTCTAATTCTACTCATATAACAATAACAAATACCTCTCCAGAAGATACACAATGCAGTAGTGCTGGTGGAACCTCTATAATAAAGACTTCTTCTGGTGGGGATTGTGATTTTAAAGGATTAACTGCGGGAGTAGGATTAACCTTAACTAGTAATACGAATGATAATAATTACAAGACAAACTTTGCAAATGGAACCAGTATTAGTATTACAGGAACGACTACTCAGACATTTACCAATACTGCTCCAGAAAGCACAGTCTGCACTAATCTTAATCCTACTGGAGAGGGTATTTATGTATCAGGTAATTGCAATTTCAAAAAATTACTTGCTGGTAGTGCAATCAGTTTATCTTCAAATGGAACTAGAATAACAATTACTAATGATAAGCCATGTGGTGATTTATCAGATAATAATGGTAATGGAGTATCAGACGATATTTGTATTACAGGTGAAATAAGTGCAGGAACAGGAATGAGTCTTACTGTTAGTGGAACTAAAGTCAATACTAATTTTGTAAATGGAACTGGTATATTAATAACTGGAAGTGCTGCACAGACATTCAAAACAAATTTTGCAAATGGAACAGGTGTAACTATTACAGGCTCAACTACTCAAACATTCTCTAGTTCATGTGCTAATACAGGAAGTGGTGAAGCAGTTTGCGAATCGAGTAATAATATTAATTCATTAATTGCTGGAACTGGAATTACTATAGCAGATACTACAGGTGATTTAACCATAACAAATTCAGGTGCAGTAAAAATATGTAATGCTGTTGCAGATGGGGGTGAAACAACCCTTACATGCACATTTTCACCTACAACATTTAAATCATTTGTAATGAAGTCTTCATTTACTTCTACTCAGGCAGATACTTGGGTATTGAGATTTAATGCTGACTCTGGAAATAATTATACTATTAGAAGTTCTACTAATGGTGGTGCAGATGCTACTAGTGGTGCTACAGGAAATTACGCAACTGTAACAATAGTTGCTAATCAATGGTATCACTATAATTTTGACTGTAAAGAACCATTGAGCACTCAAGAAAAACATTGTTATGGATTTAGAGTAACATCAGCAAATGGGTCTGCAAATGCAGATGCTAGAGTAGAATTTGCATCAAAATGGGCTAATACAGCAAGTGTTATAACTGACACAGAATTAGTAAGAACAGCTGGAACTGGAACAATGACAGCAGGTTCATTTATAACAGTATGGGGAGTATCACAATGAATAATAGAAATATAATAATTGTATTGGTAATAACTGCACTTGCAACAATGTCTAGTATGCTATACGTTCAGGCATTATCTAATCCATCAGTAGATGATTCAGGTAGAAGAGAATATGTATACTGTCCAATTAACCCATCACTACTAGATACTTCAACTACTTATGAATTAAATGGATGTCCTACAGTAAGAATCTATGTAGATAATTGGAATTCACTTACAGCATTAAAACAAAGTTCAATTGATACTCAATTAAGAAGTGCAGGATTTAAAGACCCAAACGAATTAATATCTAATGTGGTGAAATAATAGAAAATGAAAATCAGAAAACCAGATT